TTCAGACTTACGAAACAAATCCCACAGCTTGCTATCAATATTGTTTTCTAATAAAACATCTTGCAATCCATGATAAAGAGATTCAAAGTTTTTGTCCTTTTGCTGAAACAAATGCTCGCCCCAAAAAGCGGTTGCTTGCGTGCGGTTTTTTCTATCAAACCACTCTATACCGTTAAGCTTGTAAAACTTCTGCGTTGTTTTAGCTAAAAAACCGGCTGGGCTATTACCTGATGATATCTCTAAAGCAAAATCATGGTTATAAGCACTGGTAGATACTCCTAATAAGCTTGCAAATTCTTTCTCTTCTTTCTTGGTTCCACTAAAAAACATGCCAAGACTTTTAATTTCAGACTCCAACCAACCAACACCATTTTGACGCATAACGCTAGCTCGTAATGCCATGTCTGGAATAGCGCTAAGCATCATGCCACCTAGCTTTGATAATTGCTCGTCAATACGAATGCCTAATGCTATTTTTGCAAAAACATTATCAATAGGTGTTCTCAAACTACCGTCTACCTCTTTTAAGATGTTACGTGCAAACTTTAATTTGTTTGTTTTCAAGAAATTATCTTTTGCATACTGCTCGGCCTCTTTGGCCAAGCGGTCAAACATGGAGGCCGGATTAGTGCCTAACTTTTCCATGATCCCTATATTATCGCCCATAGAACGCAATGTTCGGTCAATAGTGGCTGGCAGCGTTTCAGCGCCGTAACGTTGGTTATACTCAAAGGCTGCATCACCGTCCTTAAAGTGTAACACCCGTTCACGGCTAACTTTCTTGGCTTTGTTGCCAGGTCCTTGAAATGTAAATTCACCCTCAAATCTAGTAGGGTTATACTTGCCCTTCACAATGGTGTCATAAACGCCGCGTAGAAATTCTTCTGGATCTGAGCCTTCAAAAGTTCTTTCATGATCGAGTCTTGGCAATATGTGATCAAGCCATTTGGAATATGCTAATTCATGTATTTGCCTTTCAGCCTCATCGGTAGTTTTTGCACCTCTTCGAATAGCAAAATTTATCTTTTTAGATGAGGCCCAATTATCACCTGTTTGAATCATCTTCTCTATGTTATGAATTTGCTTGCCAAGGTATTCTTTAAGCTCACCAATAGCGGCGCCATTCTTGTTTAGCAATTTACGGCCATGGCCATAAACCGCTTGAATAGCATCAACTATCTTTCTGGCCTTAGCATTGCTAGTGCTGCCTGGGTTGTAAGCTTCGCGCCACACATCTGCATGATTAGCTGGATCATGAAATGCCTCTAGCGCCTCACCCTTATTAAGCTCCTCAATGAACATGCCAGCCAGCTGTGATTTACGGTTCACTTGAGCCGCATCAACACTATCACGGGCGCCAACCTTTCCTTTAATGGGCTTTCCACCCATCAGAACCGATAAGCCTTCTACGGGGTTATCAAAGCTAAATATGAATTTTTTTGCATCGTCATAGCGCGTGAGATTAACTAAATGCTGATAAGACTTCTGCTTAATACCTTCAGCATAATCTTTGGCAACATCAGCAGCCGCTTGGTTTAGCGCATCATCAAGCGAGGCGCCTTGATTAACTTTAGCATTTGCGCGTTTACGAAGGTCATCAAGTATTTCTTTTGAATCTTTTTTATTGAAAATATCCTTAAGGCTTTCAAAAAACTCTAAATCACATTTCACTTATTCACCCCTTAGGCAGTTAATAATGTTTTGTATGGCGCTATCTACCCGTTCAATATTCTCGTTTGCACTTTTAAGCTCTTCCATGCTGAACTTAAGGTCTTCTGGCAATGTTTCTTTAAATGAGTCGACCCTCTTCTTTATATGCTCAATATCGGCCTCAATATTCTCAGGTAAAGCATTAACCTCATTTCTAAAGGATTCTGATTCAGCGGCATTGTAGGTGCTATCGCTTTTATAAGACTGCATATGCTCACTAGCTGCTTTGATCTGATCGGCAGTTAAAGGCTTTGTTTCTCTAGCATCTAGCATTACCTGTGCCACATTGTTTTGTATGCGCTGCCTGGCAATGTTAAAAGCTACCGTGTTAGCGTGTGGCTCTTGAATCAAATGCTCTAAGTTATAATCACCATCTAGGATGCGCTTAACAGAAATAGGTTTATTGATAAGCAGTGGTTCGAACAGTTTATCTAGACTCTTTAACAGTTCTGGCTTAATGGCTTGCGACTTTCTGATTTCCGCCATGTGTTGCTCAATTCGGCTTAACTCCGCTTCAGACGCTTTAGCCGCCTCGTGATTCTTAAGCTTAGTTTCAGCAGTAGCTAGCGCATCTTGTAAAGGCTGCTTGTCATTAGCTAGCGCCTTATTGGCCTTGCCAACCGCCTCCTTATAGGTTGATTGCTTGTTTTCTTCCCTTATTCTGGCAAGGTAGTCATCGAAACTTTTATCTAATGAATTAATTTTTGTTCGTAAGCCTTGGATTTCTTGAGTTAAGCTTTTAGCATCATGGATAGATAGTTTATTACCTGTGAGTGGCAAAAGTTCTTCTCTGCTTTTCTGCAGGTCGCTAATAAATGCTTCAGCATTTCGTGCTTGGTTATCAGCTCTTATTCTATCGCCCAAGTTTTCAACAAATAGTTGCTCACGAGTCTTAGGCATGGCGGCAATATTATTTCGTTCCATAGCTCGTAAATCAGCTTCATAGGCCCCATGCCGCATGAGTTCATCAACGCGGACACTTTTACCAGCCGCCAATTGATTAACTGCTGTTTCTTTGGCCACATTGTCTACATTAGTGGTTATGTGTTCACGAAATCCAAACGCGCCACGAATAGCACCGCCTAGCACGCCACCCAAACCAATGTTAATGAGTGGATTAAGGACGCCGGGGTCTTCACCATACATATTATCAGCAGCAAAGCTAGCTATCTCTTGAGGCGCCATAATAGCTGCGCCTTCTGCAAATCCTAGTCCAGCCTGTAAAGCACGTTTAGCTAACGGACTCTCTGCCATCTTCATTACATATGGGGCGGCTTTAGCGCCTACTAGCATTGGGATTTTGGCGGTTATAGCTAAGTTAGTAGGGTCTAATAAAAAACCGATAGAGCCACCAACTAATTGAGATGTGCCACGTAAAAACCCATTATTCATGGAACCTATGGTTTGTTCATATTCTAGCTTTTTGTCATACCTATCAGCTGCACGCTTGGCAGTTTCAAGGTGTACGCCATTGCCAAAATTAAGGCCTGGGCGTTTATATTCGCTTTTGTTATATTCTTCAGGCGATAAGAACTCACTTGTATCAAATAGCTTTTTTGCTATATCTATAGTGCTTCTTGTTAAGCCATAATCCAATTCATGTTCTAATGCGGCATATGTGCCAGTAATAAAGCCTTGGCGCTGGTCTTCTCCAAAACCTGGATTATCTTCAAATCTTGGTACTTCAATAAATGGTTTATTTATCATTGCGGCAGCCTTCTTACAAAACTTGGCGATGGGGTAGGCAATGGCATAAATGGAGTTTTTATTAAGCTATCCGCATAACTCATATCATTATGTAAGGCGGCATTGCTTGGATTTGTTAAATCTTTGAAGTTGAAAGAAATTAATTTACCGTCTTTTGTTTCAACGGGTATCTTGTTTTTATCTACCAAGTACATCCCTTCGTTGTCTTCTGACATGGCGGCCATGCCATTAAAAATTAACTCATCATGATAAATCGCTTGCCGTCTTTCATCTGGAAGACCTTGATGTAGCAAATCTGGAACACGTAAATTATTTACGTCAACTGACTTGAGTAACGAGCGTATACCACGCTGAGCGCTGCTAGCATCAATATTGCTAGGAACCATAACTAGGTGGCCATTAACCCTAAATGTATTAATATGATTATCTACTAAATCATTGACCGCTTGCTGAGCTGGATTAGGAACACCATTGAGTGCGTAAACCATAGCTGCTTTAGTAGCAATTTCAGCGCGAGCATTAATGCCTGCTGTTTGGTCGCCTGGCATGTTTAATACAGCTTCTCCATAATTAGCTTGCAAAGCTCTTGCGACATCATCCTTAAGTCCTCTTAATTGGTCACTGGTCAACGGTTTTTTCAATTCATCTTCACTATTATTAGCTGCTTGGTATAGTAATGACATGCGCGCACGGGATGAGGGATTATTATAGGCATTTAACAACGCCATGACTGAAAACTTAACGGCCTTGCTTAGATTCTTTGCTGCAATACCTTCATAGCCTGGGTATTGCGCTATTTTTTGTTGTAAGGCCTTTAGTGAATCTTCAGCGCCTAAGTTAGATATACTCGATGCAAAATCGGCTAGCTCTGCTTTAGGAATTAAAGAAATGTCCTTGTCAGGGATGCCCATATGCTTTTGAATTTGGATAGATGAGTAATACGGATCAACATTGATTGGCGCACCTTTGCCTAATTGCTGCTGAGGAAGTCCTGCCGTTTGCAGCGTATCGCCAGTAAGTGAAACTTGTCCGCGTAGCTGTTCTTGTCGATTCTCTAAAGCTCTTTTAACTGCTGGGTGCTTAAATGCGTAAGCGGCAGGATCTTCCTTTAACTGCTTGTCCATAGCTTGCAATGAATTAATTAGGGCTGAGTAATTTTGCACCTCATCTTTGGTTAATTCTACGCCACGCTTTTGCTCCATAGTCGTAATTTGAGTAATCATTTCAGCGCGTTCTGATGGGCTTAAAAACTGAGCTTCACTTAATACATTTTGAGCCATCATGCCAAACTGTATTTTTCTTAAAGATTTTTCCTTTTCATAGGGCTTATCATCATAAGCATCCATTACCTGAGCAGAAAGGTTAGCAGCCTTTTCTTTGACAATGATAGGATCAAGATCGGTATTGGTCGTATTGGCGGCCACAAAATCACCAACCTCTTTGTTTAGGCTGCTATAGCGCAAATCTCGTTCTTGCTTATGAGCCTGTAGCATTGTGTGCATTTTTGAGCGTATAGAATCCGCTTCAAGATAGCTTAGGTTTTTAGTATGTCCTGTAGTGTCTGGATGCACTTCATCCATAAAATGCTGATAGGCTTCCTTTCCTTTTCCTGCTTGTAGTTGTCGCTGAAACTGTCCCATGTAATGTGATACGTTAATTTCTGATCGCATTGCTTGAACTTTGCTTTCATACTGAGATGGGCTTATGACTCCAGCGTACAATGATGCACCTAGCTTACGCTTAGCATCATGGAATAGTGCGGCAGAAGAAATAGTATCCCCTGCAAAAGCGGCATCGTTTGCCTGAGAGTTAACCCTGTTAGTAAAATCAAGTATACCAGCTAGCTGTATCTGCTTATTTAACCCACGTACAGCGCTGGCAACTTGAATCTGGTTAGTGGTAGTGTAATAACTTATTAAGTTCTTGGCATAGTCTTGGTTGCCTTCACCAACGCTTGAGAGTAATCCCTTACTAAATCCATCTACTTTTGCATTAAATTCAGACAAACTATTAGGGCTTAAATTATCGATAGTATCAACCCTATATTTCATTATATTCGTTTGTATTTCCGTATGAATTAACGCCTGGTGCGCTTGCTGAGCAGCCTGATTAAAGGCTCTATCAGCTTCTGTATAAGCTGTTTTTTCTTGATAATTTAAGTTGCTTCCAGCTGATTGACCTGCCTTAGCGGCTTTATCATTTGCTATTGATTGAGCTTGCTTAAATCTATTATCGGTAAACTGGCGTAATGTGCCTATTAGCTTTTCAGCTGGCGACATAACATCAGCCATTGGTGTTTGCTGTAACTCTGATGAGCGCTCATAATTTCTTAAGTCGGCCATTACTTGCCCTTATTAAAATTAGTTAGGTTAAACGCTTTCTCGGCAAAACCGACTAGGTCACCAAACATGCCATACATGGCTTGGTAATTCAGTGATTGAGACTCAGCATCAAAGTACGCCATACGCCCGGCAAGGTTTAATGAATTCATCTTGTCATCTTCTTGGAACTTTCCAAATGCAGCATTATTAATTGTCTTAAAGCTAGGGCTTGCCAAGCTTATGCCTTTGGCAGCTGATGCAGCTATATTACTAGACATAACCTGATTTAAGTTCTCTGCCTGCTGTTTGCTTTTATCTGCTGCCGCAATTTGAGCCTGCTGGCGTTGTATATCAATCTGCTTTTGTTGCGCTTTTGTAGCATCGTTACGGGTAATAATTTGCCCTGCTGTGCCAATTCCGGCAGCAATCAACGGTAGAAAAGGTGCTACTACTCCCATTATGATAACCTCCTGCCAATCGCTCTAATTGTCATAGGCAATGGCTCTTTCTGTGTGATAATAATTTCTTCAGTTGGTTCCCACCCTTGAAACGGGTTGTATGTATAAACACCAGATTTCGGCGTTTGTGGCGCATCCATTTTGTGTAATGATTCCAGTGGTATCTCAAAATCATTAATATATAGTCCCAGCGAGTCCATATAATCTATATAGATTTCTTTAATAAACTTCTCGTCATAAAGCGTATAGCCGGCCGGTGTTTGTCCGCCCAATGGCAATGGCACAATTTCAGGAATATAGTTAATGCCAACCGACACATGCTTGGCTGTATTCTCTATGGTAACCTTGCCGCCTATAACTTTATGCGTTCCGGCTAAGTATCCATCGGCAGTCACAAATACTTCTTGACCCTCTAAGTGACCAAGGTTCTCTATAACACTGGTTTGATCATCATAATTAAAATCTATGGTGCTATCGGTAAAACAGCTAAAGTCTAGCTTTTCAATAAAGTATCTCTGGTGGCCATCAACCGTACGCTCAACTAAAAAGTACACATTTGAATCTGATGAAGTGACTTCTCTAAAATAGCCATTCGTTGTAGATAGAGACCAAGCACTTACGCTTTGGCTCATCATGCTCTGATAAATTGCTAGCGTTCCATCCGAGTTAACAAGGAGCATATACGTACCATCATAGACGGCTGGATTTTCAAATGTGCAAGCGCCTATGGGGTCTCTAATTAGATGTGGTGCGGTGATGCTAATATTGTTGCCAACATAGGCGCCACGCTCAACGCTATAAATCAGGCTTCGTATAATCTTGCCGCCCTTGTCTACGAAGATTACTTGATCATCCATCACAACTGGAGTTGCTTCTGTTACACCATTTCTAGCCTGTTGTATTAGGTAAAAGTCCCTTGGCGTTGCTGGTTTATCGGTAAACGGCGGGCTGCTCCACTCTCCTGAGCTAGTGAAAACAATCAAGTTGTTAGTGTGCAGCACATGCTTAACGATGTTAGCTTTATCGCTACGAATAAAGAAGTTAATAGCATCGCTATCAAGTCCAGTACCGCTATCAAAGTTATTAAATTCGCCAGTGACTGATATAAAAATGCCCTCCGGTAAGCTTTTTGTGCCGCCTAATACAAGCCTATCTTGGAAGAAAGTACCAGTCTTTGGCCAGCCTCTAAAGTCGCTAATGGCAGGCTCACTTAATGCCGAATCTCGCCCAGAAATTGGATTTAGATTTGCAAAATCCGTGATGGTATAACCTGACATTTGTGTGGGGCTAATGTAATTGGTAAAACGCACAAATCCAGAATTACCAAAAAACTGACCATCAACAAATTTATCGGTAAAAATGGCGCTACTAGCGGTTATGGTAACTGTTCCAGTTGTCACGCTAGGTGTAAATGTAATAGCGTCGTAATTAGTATTAAAAATATAAGTGGGCGGATTCTTAAAGGTTTGCGGCACTAAGGCCCACGAGTTAAAAGGCGTGACCATTTGCAACTTGGCTGGCCTATGGTCCTCGTGAAAAATCCACAATTGGTTAGAGTCTTGCGTAAAGTAAAGATTTTTAATTTGTGCATCAGTATAGCTGGTAGCTACAGTTGCAACTTGTTTATCATTATGATAAATAACAATCTGCAACGGCTTAAAAATTACTAAAAATATTTCTGTATCGAAGTACTGAAGCATAGTGAATCTAGTTTTTGTATAGCTATCAATACCTATTACTTCGCCAATGTGGCGCGTACCAAAGCGCCGTACAAAAGAGCCTTGCGGAAGCACAAGCACATTTCTAAGCCGCTTTGCTGCTTTGTAATAGCCCTCATAATCTACGCGCGAATAGAGGAGGGGAGTAATTTCTCCCAACGTAAAGTTGGCCTGTAACTGCATTACCAATACCCAGCTGTTATAAATGGATTGTCGACAATTTCGCGTGGCGGTATGCTTTGCCCGTTTGAAGCTAATGCCTTAAGGTACTTTTTGTCAGCCTGTTGCTGTAGCCAGCTTGCATACTCAGGTTTTGCCAATGCAATCGGGCTTGCCTCACACGCGAGTTTATAAACAAAGAAGTCGGTGAATGTTGCGCTGAATTTAGAGGGATCAACCAAAAACCTAAACTCAATTGCAAGCTTGCTCGCATTGCAATAAAGGTGATTTTCTTGAATATCATAATCCATTAAATCAGGTATCATTTTATTAATACGCAAATAATTAGCTGGCAACTGATATACATACTGCCAGCGCTTAATATTAGATGTATGCTCAAGCCTGTTAAGCTCTTGCGTAGCTGCTGCAAAGCGCCAATCATCAGCTTCTAAAACAGCAGGCAACACACGGTCGTACGCATCATTTAAAGCGGCTCCAAGTGGGCCGCTTGATGATGTTTGATTGACTTGGCCTTTACCCAGCAAAGAGCTGGCTTGTCGTATAATATCTGCTTTATTCATGCGTAACTTCAGCTTCTAAAACAGCATCATACTTTTTCGCCTTCTTAAACTCTTCATTCTCAGCACGCAGCTTAGCAACTTCATCAGCCAGCGCTTTAGCTTTCTGTTCAAGAAGTTGCAGATATTCAACAACTTCGAGCGTAATGCTGCTCAGATCAAGCCCTGCCGCGGCCTGATTTTTGAGCGCTGTGTTTAAAACGTAGTGAATTTTCTCGTTGATTTTTTCGAATTTTTGCATTTTGTTTTCCTCTATGTTTATGCTGCTACTGAGCCGAGACTAAACGATCTGGTTACGATGCTGCCCGGCGGCTGGTAAACTATAGATCCATAGTATCTACCATCAATAAGATTTACCTGAAGACGCGCCTCACCCTCTCGTAGTGGATTGAACGCTGTATTGTCAATAGCAATCAAACCACCTAGACTAAAAATCTGCGGACCGCGTGTCGTCGGAACCTTAATATACGACCATGCATTTTCAGGATTTGTAAAAACAGCCGCACCGCTCGCCGGCATCACTGGCTCTCCGACAGAAACGGGAATCCCTGTTAAATTGAGTTTCGATACGACACCGGCTTTGCTTTTTTGTTTGATGTATAGCGAATTTTGAGTTGTGTAAAAAGCACCCGAACCATTTGCTATCATTGTATCCGCTGGCTCGCTCTGCGCGATTGCCTGAGATATAGCCCCTTCCGAGTAAATTGCAAATTGTTCCGGGGTGTTTTCTATTTCCGCCCCCAAATTATCAGACAAATGATATGCTAGTTTCGTGCGTGCAATGCTATTTTCTAGTTTATACGCCCCCAATTTTGTTCTAGCGATATTCGCCCATTTCTGCCCATTAACACCTGAAACTGCCATGGTTTGGATATCTTGCATACCCGCAAGAGTTCCATCCGTTATATTAGGTTTTGCAGCAGTAATCAGTGATGCAGTTTCATATAAGAATGGTAATGTTGGTATACTCGATGGTTTAGGATTAACTTGCAGAGAACACAATGGTGCCGAGCTAGTATTAATACCAATTTTGTCACCTTGCATAGCAGTCCTGGCTTGAGCATCGGTGTAGGCCGCGCTGCCGAAATCCTGCCATGAGGTACCATCATGGTATTGAGGCTTTTTCAGTGCAGAGTCAAACTTTAATCCTCCAGCCGTTGCTGTAGCAGTAGTGCCCGCGCCTAGGATTATGCCTGTTGCAAATAGATTGGCAAATGCGCCGATGATGTACCGTTTATTTTCATTTCCAATAAATCCAGTGTTGTTATAAACAGGCTCAAAGCCCCAGCCGGTATTTCCGTCGCCGAAAACCATTCTGTGTAATATGTAAACATCGCCAGAATTTGCAACCTCTTGAACGGGTTTTAACGCCCGTCCGATACCTATGGCAGCTTTGTTATGTGAAAGTATTGCCGCACTTGAACCGACAACTTTCAGCATTGCTACGCTACCATATGGAGCGAGAAAACCGCCACCATCACCTGTACTTGTGAATTTACCGGTGATTTCTATATTCTTTTTAGCATTTAAACTAGCATCAAACCTGCTATTGAAAGCAGCTTGGCTCATATAGTTTTTTACTGAGCCGACGCCAGTGATGTTAAAATCTCCAGCGGTAGCTACTTTGTTTTCATCAAGCCCAAGTATGCCGTTTGGTTCATTCAGGCGTGCATTAACAGAGCTTTCAAAACGCTCATCAGTCCAATACCTGCGGTCAGGCTTTTCACCTTCTGGAACCATGTCTGTATTATAGTCGCCTGCTTCGGGCATGATCACCGGCCCAGGACGCCCGTTAAAGGCTGTAACAGCATATGGCTGAGATATTAAGCGCCAGTTATTTATGTCTGATACAGGCTCAAACAACAGAAAGTAGAGTAGGTTAGTGCTAATTATATAAACGTAATCGCCGATGTCTGCTTGTGTAAACGCTAACATATCGGCTTCTGTTTGTACTTGATAATATCTTGATGTGTTATTTGGTAAAAATTTTGCTGGTATTTGTCCATTAGGCCCCAATGGAGTAATCCCATTTGGTTGACCTATCAATGACAAGACATCGTCATTTACAATCTTGTTAATGTTTTTATAAATGCTAGAGCGCATTATTGCGTTATAAAGGTTCATTGGCTTATCCTGCAATTGGCTGTACCTGACGTGAATGTGTCGCTTATAATGCGGAGCTGAACAATCTCACGAGGCGCGAATTCTCCTAAGTCAGTAGCTGGCGCGGTGTATTCTTCAACCTTCTGCCAGGTAGAACCCTTGTCGTAACTAACTTGCAATACGATAGTCCCAACAAACGTACCCCATATTGCAAGGTTAAATTTCCCACTGACATCAATAGCAGATGATTGTTGGCCAGCACCTGTAATACTGATTTGTAAAAAACCTGACATAACTACCTCAGCACCAAATAATTGACATTAAAATGACCAGACACAGGGTCTGCTAAATGAAAAAATATGTGGCCATCATAAGCTTGAACACGCCGCACGCTTGTTAATGCGCCAGAGAAAACTTGCACAAACGCTGTATCACCATTAAGCACGCCAGGGACTTCAAAGCTAAACGTGTCTTGGTCTGCAACTTCATCAAAATAGTACAGGCCATGAGCTATGATAGTTTTTGGCTGTGGAAAAATAACTTCTGTAACAATGTCAGGCGACATGCTAACTATTCTCAGTATTGAGTAATCAGGGCCTTTATTGATGTAAATTAAATGGCCATTATCTAAATTAGGCTTATTATCATTAAAGTATCCAGATTGAGCGCAATCTGCCAAGCTATCGCCTCCAGCATCATAGGTCCAAATGAGCGGAACCTTGTTACCAGTCGTTGACGTTTTTCCAAATCGTTTTAAATTAAATGCCATCATATACCTCAAGAGAGGGCAAAGCCCCCTCATTATTAGGTTTTTAGGTTTCAGCTGCCGCAGGAGTGAAGTCAGCATGGGCCACAGTTACGCTAGGCTCCAATGCCGTCACTTTAAGCAGCTCAAGCTTTCCGTCTGACGAGTGAACAAGTATCCCGTCGCCAATCTTCAGATCTATCTTTTTGGGATTGAAATAGCCAACACCCTTAATAGTTGCAGCATCATCAGTAGCGCTGCCATAACTGTACAAGATGGGCGCTTTGCTATTTGCGCTAGATGAAACCCTGGACATGGTATTAATATCGTATGCCATTATGCAGCCTCTTTAGTGTTAATAGTGATGATGCCTGTATTATCAATTGCAGTAGCGCACGCCCTGAAAAATCCAGTAACCAAATGGCTGAGCTTTACTGGGATCCAGTCAATCGTAGTGCGGAAATCTATGCCGGTTGCATAACCAGCGGCGAACTCATGCCAAGCAAAATGCTGCCGAATGCCACCAGAGATTGGTAGACCGCCTTCTTTCATGTCGGGAATAACAATAATGTTGAATCCCATCACATTAAGGCCATCTAAGCCGCCGCGCTCGATTGCTTGTTTTGCAACGAAGTCGCTACTAGTTAATTTGGTCTCATCAAGCAAATCGCTTTCAGCCTGAGCGGTAATAGCCAGGAAGCGGCGACCAACCTTAGTGGGCACTCCTTTTTGCTTCATGATTTTGTTAATTTCTTTTAATTTCGCAAACGTAAACCCGGTATTACCGTCGCCGATTATATTAGTAGTCCCAGAGCTAGCTAGCGCATTAATAACAATCTGATCCATCCTGCGACCTAGCGCCATACCAATGGTTTTAGCTAATGCGGTCTTCTCATCAAAGTTAACGGATTTGGCTTGGAATATGTCGCTATATTCAGATGCGTGCCAATTTTTCATATCAGCGTACACAGGCCTGTATTCAACGTTCATAGGCGTCACGTCATCTTGAGGCGCCTTTTCACGAGCCATACCCTGACCCATAAGTTGGAACCTAACACGCTCGCCAGTAACGTCTTTACGCTGCTGCATGGTATTTTTTAATAGAAATCCCTGAGCTTGAAACTCAGCTTTAATTTGCGAGTCAAATAATGTGACTTCGACTTGAGGTAAATGAATAGACATTGTGAAACACCCTTAAATTTATTAACGAAAAAATGTTGCCTTTTTCGTTCGGGTGTCTCACTTTAGAGGCCGAACAATTTTGAGTGGCTAGCTCTTAATTGTTCGGGCACATTGATTAGCTTTGTGGTATCCGAATTAATAGTAATTATATAATATAAAAGTGAAACAAATCAATAACCTTAAATAGCATTTTGCATTTCTTCAGTTACCTTATCTCTAAACCCATTAGTGTTGTTTAGATACGCATCATAGTTATCTTGAATAGCTTGCGAAATCTGTTCTGGCGTACGCTGACGAACCTGCGCCTTGCCGCCATTTGGAACAGGCTGCTCGCGAGTTAAGCCGCGCAATTTCATAAACAGGTTAACATCTTCAGCCGTGCGTATCAGTCCAGTAAACTGGCTATATTCTTTATCTGTAAGGTTATTAGTTGCCCACTGATTTAATACTTGCAATTGCTGCTTTCCGTTATCGCCTAGCTTTTCTAGCTCGGCATTGATATCAGGCGCTCTTAAGCTTTCATACTCAGAGTAGATGCCGAGTATATCTTGCAAGCCGTCTTGTGAAAGATTCATTTTCTTAGCGACTTCAAGGAACTTATTAAGGTGTACGCTTTCTTTATCTAGTCCAGATTCTTCTATAAAAGATGTGTCATAACCATTCTTAGGCGCTCCAATAAACGAGCCAAGGCGCTTCTCAGCCTCTACATAGGCTTTCGCTTGGTCTGAAACACTGCGGTACTTTGGTAACAGCCATTCAGGTTTATCACCTTCGCCACTCATGCCTTCACCCCAAAACCAGTTTTGTACAGCTTCCGCGTTAGCATCAATCTGTGAGTTTTGCTGCTCTTGCACCTCCTTTGTTACACCTGAAACATCAAGCAGGTTAGAGCCTGCTACCGCTTGGCTTTGATTACTTTGTACATCTTGATTTTGTTCAATGCTCATCTTTTGCCTCTACTACTTTAAATAATTGCCTAATAATATCGTTTTGACCCTCTCTGTAATAAGGGTACCATTTAGCACATCCTGGCGGCGCAACAGGCGCACAAATGAATTCTTTTCTCAGTTCTTCAAGTAATCTTTTACCGTCATCAGTGCTAAATACTTTTCTTGCAAAATGGGTTAAATTGTCTTGCTTCTCGTTCAATTCGTAGTTCTTGTAGTCCATTATGCGGCCTGCTGTGTAGGTAGTTGCTGTATCTGTTGTTGTTGAGCAAGTTGCATGACCTGTTGTTGCATTTGCTGTAACTCAAAGGGAGAACGTACAAGCTCAAGATCAACACCTAAGCGCTCAGCTAGCCACCTTGGTAGCTCATCAGATTTAATACTAAGCAAGCTAAGCTCAGGCCCCAGTATGCCAGCTAATGTTTGGTGCATCTGCTGGAAGCTAAGCACATCAGCTTGCGCTTGTGAACGGGCTAGGGGAGAGCGATACTTAACTGTGATCAGCTTGCCATCTACACGCATTGCTGGGATCAATCCCTTTTTGCTTAGTATGTAGATACAACGGGCAATAACTCTACTTAAAAACTCAGTTTGCAATCTTCCGAACGCTGGCCCTATCTCTTCTAGTAGCTGCTGCTGACGAATTGTTATTTCTGTCGCCGTTTTGGCTGGTGAGTCAATTGGTCCTAACGGATCTGTATAAAATGCCTTGTTAATCTGCTGCCTAAAGTCTCCAACTAACAACTGCCCAAATTGCACATTAGGGTTAGTCATCAGCTGCTCAAGCGGCTTGCCCATGCCTGGCATTGTATTTAGCTGTATTAGTGCATGTGGTGTAACTCTGAATGTTCTTGTGTTTATTTCGCTGTTATTGTATGAGATAAATGGAGGAGCAATAGCAAGAGCTGCCGCCCTCAATTCATACTCAACAACTTCATTGAGCGTCTTAACCGTTTTGAGCATCTCAATTGCTGGCCCTCTGCCAAACGTATCGCCAGCCAATTTAGACCAGCGGAACGGCACCCAGCAGCTCGACGGCTCAACATGCTCATAGATTATAGTATTTGTAATAGTTTCTATTACCGTGTAGGTATACTTCTTCTCTTCTTTCTCGCTATCACTAACAATTGTGCATTCTTTTAATGTGATTTCCTTGTTTTTATCATCATCAATTAAGGCGGTTATTGAATGCGGAAGACTAGCTTTAGGCCACAGTTCTTTGATTTGGTATAGCTTTACTTTGAACTCACGATAGCAGTTATCGAGCGTGCCGAACATGTCTTCTTCAAAAGACATTTCTGAAATTGGAACAGATGTGAAAATGAGCGGATTATCATCTGTACCCTCGTCAATCTTAAGCACAGCGGTACCAACGGCCAAATCCATATAGTTCTCATTTGCTGCCATGTCAAAGTTGGATGAATGGAGATGCTTAAATAGAACATCAGTGATAGCTTGTAGCGCTTCATTAACGTCCTGCTTGTCATTATCTGAGATATCAGAACCGGCAGATAGGTCAGCCCATTTTATAAATGGTGGCGTCAGCGTTGAGTGCATTTTAGACGCAAATGAGCGCGCGGCTAATACTGCTGTAATATCATATACACCAATGTCATTCTGTTTACCTGGATAGTAATAGTTAAAGCTATTACGATTCGGCATTGTGTATTTATAAGCGGTATCAAGAGTAGGGCGCCACCATTGCGCTATACTCATTGCGTCGTCAAATCGTTTAAGAAGAACTTCAATCTTAGTCATGGTTACCCTAGAGTGCTAGATGAATTTTGATCAACTGCATCAATCAAGCTACCACCAAGCTGTCTACGCATCAGCTTAGCCTGCCTGTCTGATACCTTCTTTTTCTCTGCTGCTTCCTTCGCTTTTAGCTCTGCAAGCTGCGCCTCTTGCTGCGCCATTAATCTATCTTGTGCTGATGTGTCAGGTCTTCCACCCATGATTTCACCTCAATAAATAATCGAAATACTATCAATACCAAAGCCTTTGTATGGCTTCTTAATAAACTTAGTTAACTTTTTGTACAAACCGTAAGGAGTCAAACACCATGCGCGAAGCCCGATAATGTACTTAACGACCTCAACACACGTAAGAAGCAGGAACGGCCTTAAAATGCTGCGCTTACTGTCTAACTCATTCAGCACGACTTTAATAACCTTGAAGCCACGATTAGCTAAGTATTTCGGTAGGTTGCTGTCTACTGGTATGTCGTAAATGTATGGTGATAAATTCGTACTGACGGGGTCTAACTGCATCCATTGATTACCATCATTCGTAACGACGTATACATGCCCATAGCCGCGTTTTAGCAATCGCGTATACCAGTGTTCGCCTTTTCTAAAAACAAGCCAGTACGTACGCTTAGCTGTCGTATTAGATAGCATTATATAGCTCCCAATGCTCAGCGATTTCTTTGAATCCTGGAGAGCATAGCGGAGGCGGCGTTAATGCTGTTTTCAACATCTTCTCTAAATCAGCAACACGCTTTTCTAGTGCATTAATGCGCTGATTCGTGTTCTTAAGTTTTCTGCTAACGTGAATTGTCATTTTACGGATCGCCTTTACTTGCTCTGATTTAACTGTTCTAGGTGAGCGACGCGCTGTATTAACTTCCAATTCTCATCTTTTAGATATTTAACTTCTTGCTTAAATATACGCTCAAGCGAATCAAGATAATTATTAATATCAGAAACATCATTCCTTAAGATCTCAACGGCTTTTTTATTACTGAAAATTTTTAGCATACAAACGTCACCACTATTACATTCTGCCCACGACTATCGCGGTCTAATACGCTCTGATGAAGTTCATTCACTTCATCACCATTTTGAACTTGAAAATAAACATAATCGGTTGCAACATACCGATTTATCATAGATTTAACTTGCTTCTTTAGCGCACCCGTACTACTCATCTCTATACTTTAAGTTATCTTGAAGCTGCTCAATCATCTGCTTAAGCTCTGTCACTTCTTCTACCTTCGCACCAATAGCGATAGCTTCGCACAAGCGCTTAGCTTCGCTCGGCGTAATTCTTCCATCGCTGATAGCGTGGGTAATAACGTTAATCTTGTCTGTAAATGTGATGGCTTCTTTAAGCGCAGGCAAATGAACAGGCTGCTCATCAGTACGCAGACCAAAGCGATTTCTAACCTGCATTGACCATCCGGTAAAGCTAAATTTAGGATTATTTAGCCCTTCTCGACCCTGTTTTAGCCACCAAGCCTGCGATAGTTGCAGACCCTTTTTAATGGATTCGCGAAATTTTGGATAAATTTGCTGATAAAGTAAGTAGCTGTCATAAGTAAGACCAATGTCTGTAGCAACTTCTACTTGCGATAATCCGTCTTTAAATAGATACAGAACTCTTTCGCAAAGCCCATCTATTTGCTCTTCACTATACTTTGTCGGTCTTCCTATTACTTTTGACATATTATATTAATAATAAAAATAGTATTGACAATTATAGTAAATAAAAGCTGTAAACACAATATATTGTATATAATAAACTATTTACATACATCATAATGTATAATCAGGCTTAACAAATCTTAACAGTTTTGCGTCTAGATTGCTCAATGTAAAAAATATTTCTCTCACGTGCATATCAACAATTAATACCTTGCCTGAAAAATTATTAGCAAAACTACCGAGCAATATTTTCAGATCTATTTTATAAAATTTCCCAACCTCAAGCTTAATCATATTTTCACCTTTGCTATAATATCATGAGCGATAACTAATTCAGGATGAAATAGACCGATATAGTTATATACGTTGAATAGCTCGAACAAGCCGATCAGCCCAGCAATTACACTTGCGACATACAAGAGCGGAACAATGAAACCACTATCAATATCATTTTTATAAAACCACTTAATAATAAATAAACAACAGATACTTATAGCAATGCACAGTAGCGAAAATATGATATTCTGAAAGCTGTTAATACGATAAACAGCAAGCGCCGCTTCTTTTGCAATCGGAGCCATATCGCTTATTTTTTGCTGTATCTGATTACTAATCTTAACTAATTCGTTTGCAATTTCTTTATTCATCATCACTCCATTTAAGCTTAAACCACATTAATACCTCCTCCCACAAACTCTACAAACATAATAAAAATCAAATTTAACAAGATTTTCTTTGCAGCACTAGTTATGACGGCCGTTAAACTACATTGACGCTAGCACGGGTCATCGTCTACACTTTGCATTAATATGACCGCCGCCTCTGCGCTTGTGTACGCGTCGGTTCTCAAAATATTTGTTTATTCCAATTTTTCTATATATCTATCTAAATACCACCTGGCCTTTTTCAAATCTTCCAATGGATTTCTCTTATGCTCATGCCTCAGAACATACTTAACAACATTCCCTAAATGATAATTTAGCTTAAACTCTTCGATAATATCGATAACCTCGAATTTTGCGTGCGTGTAATGCGACGGGTGATTCACATTGTCATTTTTTAACATAAACACCCCGCACTTCATCTTTTTTGTAAATTTGCGTCCATTTCTGCCCAACAACTTTATAAACCTGGTCACCCATAAATTTAATGTCGTTAGCTTTAATCTCGACAACATGGCCATTGCCAAGTGTAACTCGATACGATTTCACTCAATCACTCCAATCTTAACTTTAACTAATCCACCTTTAACAACCTCGCCGCGTTTAATAACGAGCGAGTCTATTTGCGAGTCATCTTCATACAGCCCCGCTTTTTGCATCGCGTCTAACAACGCTTTACCGCAAAAATTATCTAAATCTCTTTTCCTGCGGTCAGGCTCATGCAATGTTATTTCGCACTTTAAGCGCCCTGTGACTGTTTTAACTCTAGGATATTGTGTTAGTAGCAAACTACGCACTATTGCAGCATAGCGGCGCCCCTTTTCGCTAATAACCATGCGTCCTCTATATTTCCGATAGTAAACATTAGTACTAACCGGCATAGGCAATACAAGCTCTGTCATACAGCACCCGAAATCAGCATGAATGTTGCAGCAGCGGCTAGAACAAAAACCAGCCAGTAAATTGTTTTTTTTAGCTTGATACTATTTTCTTTTGTTAATTTAAAGCATTGTTTAATAAAGCAATCGGCACAAGATGAATCGATTAAATCTTCGAATCTATAAAATCTATCAGACTCTTTGGAGCAATATGAACATTTCATTTATCTATTCCTCAAACCCAATAATTTCCAACATTTGCTTAACTCTGCCTGTGCAGCAGCTTTATTAACCTGGGTTCGTGGCAGAGCTTTAACTTTCTGTTTATCAATAAAACCTGGGCCGTAGTATGGATCCTTGTACTGACGACAAAGATTTGCGAACTCGCCCGGAAAAGGCAATGCTCCATGAAACTTGGCTTTACCCGACTTAATCGCACAAAATGCTTTATCAAGCTGGTTGTCGCTAAATTCGGCTAGCGCAGATTCCCATAACTTTTGCCGTCCTTCGGCTTCGTAATCAGCTCCAAGCAAACTGTTATCCCAAAGCGCCCCGTAGTATGAGCGAAAAAAAATATCGACCTGAGAGTAATTTTCAATACCCCTTAGCGCTTTCCCGCTCTTCTCGCTCCCGTTTTTGTCGCAATATCTCAATGCTTCGCTGCTGGCTCTCTTGTGCAAGCCGCTCACGCTCTTGTTGACGTGTTCGTTTATCGTCTGCATAATTGCTTCTCCTATATTTTTGGCCCGAACTCGT